GTAAAAACCATAGGGGGTGTGGTGCGGTGATGTCTAATCGTAGAAAACGCACCCGTTACACATAGGAGGCGTAAGATGCCTGGAAGTAGAGTAAATCTCGGAATGGGTCAGCCCGGACGCAAACCCGCTAAAGCTAGGGCGGGCAAAAAAGCTAAAGGTACTGCCGTTAAAAAAGCTAAAGGTGGTGCAATGATGGAGCCACCCGTTGGTATGAGCGAGGGTGGTGGCGCTAATGCTCGAAGACGGGACCGCACTACACCTGTGGGCCCGTATAAAAAGGGTGGTGAAGCTAAAAAGAAAAAACCGCCAAAGCCCCCTCCTTCGCCCGGAAAGGGGCCCGGAAAGTTCGGAATGCTGTCAATGCAAGACGTTCAGTCGATCGTTAAGGGTCCCGGAAAGACAACAAAGCCTCCAACAAAGCCTCCCACAAAACCCGGTGGTACTCCCGGACGGCCACCTATTAACCCACCAATAAACCCTACGGGTCTTGTGAAACGCACAAGGCAAGGCACCGCGATTATTCCAGATGAGTCGGGGGGTCGTGGAAGACTCAATCCGCCTAAAAAAGGATCTGGGATGTTGCGAGACGGTAGACGAAAGAAGATGGTCAAAAGGGCTGGAGGCGGTTCAGTAGACAATTCTGGCCTTAAAGAACCCTCTAATGAAGGACTTAGGAAGTTGCCTAAAGAAGTGCGAAACAAAATGGGTTATAAGAAAACCGGCGGTCCGGTCAAAAAGTCTAAAGGCGGTCCCATGAGAAAGATGGCCAAGGGCGGCTCTATGTACAAAAAAGGTAAAAAATCTGGCCGTAAGCCTTAATTGTGTCGTATGTAATCAGCAATATCCCATATTTTAAATGTTGGGTACGCAAAGAGTTTACGTGTAACCATGAACGATATCATGGGGAGTTTTTACACGCTCTTGCGATTGCTGTTAACACCATACCAGACAGGTCTTTAAGCTTTCAGGTCGTTTTTACCGGCATAACGTGTAGTTCCGACGGCGTAGAAGAAAACGTCCATGGAGGGGCGATGTGGGCACGGATGCCCATCCAAGCCCTAGTTGCAGACAGGCAAATAGAGTCGTGGCCAGAACGAATGGAAGATCATCTTTGCCAACCTTGGGACTGTGAGGCCCGTGACCACAGCGTTGTGGTGCTTGATCGAGTTAGTTCTAGTCCGTGGATTGCCAAAATAGATCATGAGTTTCATGAAGCTCGTTATATTTTGACCGTGGATTACACCGGCAACAGCATTGCCGATTCCCCCGATCAGCATAAGCAGAGCCACCTTTTATATCTGACAGACGGGCCGTGGGAGGGTAATATAGTTGCCTTGCCCAATAACCGCGCTCGTGCCACGTCGCCTGCTTTGTGGAACACCGGGGAGGGGGCACCGGATTTCAGACCTTCTCAGTATTTACACTCTGCGGAAGGCCATAGTAGCTATACAGATCCTAATGTAACATTTGACAATCTGTATTCAGAAGGGGTGGAAGACTATGACATATAGAGGACGGGTCAATAAAACAATTTTAGGCGATCTTAGGGTAAACACCCCTTTAGGTAACGAAAAAATAGTTGAAGGCTATGAAGGCGTTAGAGACGTGGGTGATTATGAAATTTTAAACAAAAAACGCCGAGAAGAAGAAAGACGTGAAGTATTAGGCGTGGCAAAGAAATTTCCCAAAAATAAAGGCGGTCCAAAGCCATCTAAAAAAATACGTGATGCATTGGAAAAAAGGTCTAAAAAATGACCACGTCAGGTTCCACAGATTTTGAGCTTGATGTAAGCGATTACATCGAAGAGGCTTTTGAGCGGTGCGGCTTGGAAGTTCGCACGGGCTACGATCTCAAAACTGCCCGAAGATCGTTGAATTTGATGCTTGCGGAGTGGGCTAACAGGGGTTTGAACCAGTGGACCATTGAGCAGACCACGGTAACCCTGACGCAGGGCACAGGCTCTTATAACCTTGGAACGTCCACGATTGACGTTCTCAGCGCCGTTTTACGCCGTAGCACCACAGATTTCAGTCTAGAGCGCATCAGTCGTAGTGATTTTATCAATATCCCCACAAAAACCACGCAGGCAAGACCCTCACAATTTTTTGTAGATCGTCAGATAAACCCAGTGTTGAAGGTTTGGCCTGTGCCAGAAAACAGCACAGACACCATTTTGATTGACAAACTGGTTCGCATGGATGACGGGGACGCCTACACAAACACCATGGACGTGCCTTTCAGGTTCTACCCGTGCTTGGCGGCGGGTCTTGCCTACTACATCGCTGTGAAAAGAGCCCCGGATAGGGTGCAGATGTTGAAATCGATTTACGAAGAAGAGTTTAACCGGGCTGCTGCGGAAGACATAGACCGTGCGGCGTTTAACATTCAGCCCTCTATGGCGTATACAAGGCTCTAGTCATGGGACGTTTTGCCACAGGAAAGTTTGCTTACGGCATTTCTGGACAGCGTTACAAGCTGAATCAGATGAAAAAAGAGTGGAATGGCTTGTTAGTGGGTCCCGACGAATATGACCCCAAACAGCCCCAATTGGAGCCTCGACGTAAAGCTGTAGATCCGCAGGCTTTGATGAACCCTCGTCCAAACGTACCCGAGCCTTACAATATTTATGTTGGGGTCCCTAATGTCCAACAAAAAGAGTTTAGGCCCACTGTTGCATACGGGATTGTTGGAACGGTTACGGTGAATACGTCATGAGTTTTACATTTTCTAGCTTAAAACAAGCGATTCAAGATTATTCGGAGAATGACGAGACTACCTTTGTCAATAATCTTGATATCTTTATAAAAAACACTGAAGAGCGCATTCTCAAAAACATCCAGCTAAGTTTGTTTCGGAAGAATGCTTCGGGTACTTTGACCAGTTCAAACCAGTTTTTGAACTGTCCTACGGATTTTTTAGCGCCTATGTCGCTTTCTTTTACTAACGCCAGTAGTGAAAAAGTGTTTTTGGAGTTCAAAGACGCTGATTTTGTACAAACTTTTGCCCCAAATAGCTCTACGACGGGCATACCAAAGTATTACGCGGTTTTTGATGTCACCAACTTTATTATAGGTCCAACGCCAAATTCGTCTTTTGCCGTAGAACTCAACTACTTTTATAGACCCGCTAGTTTGACGGCGGGGGCTAGTTCTGGAACCACCTGGCTAAGTGAGAACGCTCCCATGACTATGTTGTATGGGTGTTTAGTAGAGGCATATACCTTCATGAAAGGCGAGCCCGACGTTCTTCAGAACTACCAACAGCAGTTTATGCAGGGACTACAGGGCCTCAAGTTGTTCGGAGAATCCAAAGAAGTGACGGATCAATACAGAACTGGCATGGTTATACGGCCTAAACAATGACAGCAGATATTGGAAGATTAGAAGTTGGCTCCGTCATGGTAGAAACCACTAACAATCGTGGGTTTACGCCAGAAGAGGTAGCCGAGCGTTGTTTGAACCGAATAGTTCGTGTTTCGGAGGATGCTCCCCCGGTGATTAGGGATCAAGCCTTGGCTTACAAAAAGCAGCTTCGGGAAGTATTGTTACATTACATGAATGAAGCCATTAAAAGTGACAGAACCACCGTATATAATGCTTTGATACATGCGGGTCATAAAGACTTGGCAGATGCAATTAGGAGACTTTAGCGATGGCGTTTAGTGGAAATTTCATGTGTACGTCCTTCAAAAAAGAGCTATTGGAAGGGGTCCATAACTTCAAAAACTCGGGTGGCAACACATTTAAGTTGGCCATGTATACCAATAGCGCCAGTTTTACGGCGGCTACAACAGCCTACACAACTAGCAATGAGATCAGCGGAACAGGCTATACAGCGGGTGGAGCTAGTTTAACAAGGGTAGATCCTACCACCTCTAGCACAACGGCTTTCACAGACTTTTCAGACCTGACGTTTAGCTCTTCGTCACTTACAGCGAGGGGGGCTTTGATTTACAACGACAGTGCAAGTGGTGACCCTACCGTGGTTGTTTTGGATTTTGGTGCTGATAAATCCTCCAGTTCCGGTGATTTTACGATTGTTTTCCCTGCGGCTGACGCAAGCAATGCGATTATTCGCATAGCGTAAAATGTCTGACGTAATCGTCCCTTTAACAGGCTGGGGCCGAGGAGGTTGGAATAGCCTTGCTTGGGGCGAAGGCAGTGTCACCAACACGGGTGCAACCGGTGCTGTAGGTTCCGTCACAGTAACCGGGGACGCAAATGTCTCTGTTACGGGCCTTGCCGCTACAGGTGCTGTAGGTTCTGTTTCTGTCACCACGGATGTAAATCTTTCCGTTACGGGGGTTGCTGCAACCGGTGCTGTAGGATCGGTCACCGTTAATGCCGCTGCAAATGTCTCTGTTACAGGGCTTTCTGCTACGGGTTCAGTGGGTTCTGTTACGGTTACGGGCGATGTAAATGCGTCTGTTACGGGCATTGCCGCTACCGGTGCGGTAGGTTCTGTCACCGTATCGGAGGGCACAGGCGCAAATGTAGAGGTAACAGGCCTTGCCGCTACCGGAGAGGTCACAAATGTTTTGGTTTGGGGTAGAATTATCCCATCTCAAACACCGGAGTGGGCTGCT